GGTTGTTTTGGTTGCAGGGTTGCGGGGGTGCAGGTGGGTTCTAACTCAACTACAACTCGTGGTTCTAAAGTTGCTGACATTAATCAACGTGAAAAGAACTGGCAGAAAGACATGCCGGCGTATAAGCGTTTGCGCGCTGATGGGTTGCAACCTAAATCTATTGATGGTTGTGCAGCGGTTGAACAGTTAGCTACTTCTAAGCACCAAATTGAAGGCACTCCAGCACCGTTGTGAACTACCAATCATGGGGCGGTTGTGATGATCCTAATTTGGGTTATGGTTCGATGCTTCAAGGCTTTCAAAGGTCTATTCCTAATTCGGTAAAGCTGGACAGGAAAGCTTCTGTTCATGTCCATATGCAAACCCCGAGCTTTATTAAAGGCTGGTTTGAGGGGCAGTATCGGGTGTTGTTTTCAATGTGGGAAACAGACACTCTCCCGACTGATTTCCGTAGATGGATTGGCCAGTATGATCAGGTCCTTGTTCCGTGTGAACATAATGTGGAATTGTTCAGCAAGTTTCACGATGATGTTTCTTATTGTCCTCTAGGTGTTGACCATAAATTTTGGAAACCGATACCAGGGGCAACGGGTGATGTGTTTCGTTTTCAGGGTGGCGGGTCGTTGTGGCATCGCAAAGGTCTGGATGTTTTGGTTAAAGCTTTTAATGCTTTGAAACTTCCTGATGCTGAACTACATATCAAAGCAGCTCCTCATGCTAAGGACACCCCGGTAAACAGGCTTGGCGACAAGGTGTTTCTTGATCGGACGTGGATGAGTCCTAATCAGCAACGTGATTGGTTTAACAAAGCTGATTGTTTTGTGGCTGTGTCTCGCGGTGAAGGTTTTGGGTTGATGCCGTTGCAGGCTATTGCTAGCGGTATCCCTACAATCCTGTCAGACAGCACAGGACAATCCCAGTTCAGTCATTTAGCTTTCGGGGTGGTTCCATGCGGTAAATCAAAAGCCCAGACGATAGGGCTGTGGGATGAACCAAACCAGAAAGTTCTTGAAGAGCTGATGATGGAGGCATACCAAAATCGTGACTCTATTAAAAAGGTGGCTCTTTCTCGTGTCCCGGAAAGTAAAGAATTTTCGTGGGGTAACGCCACAAAGAAACTGTTGAGTTTGATACCGGAAGGTTCTCTTCTGTCTGATCCTAAATGGGTTGTCCCTGATGTGGCTATGGAAATACAGGTGGTTCGTAAAGTTAATGCTTTTATTGGAGACAGGGTTTACAACCTGGAACCCGGCAAAACGTACCTTGTCCCCGAAAATGTTCATCAAGTTTTGACGGACTCCGGAGCAATCATTTAGTGCTATTATCGGGTCAGTATGGCTATCCCCGCAAAACAAGATTTAACTATTACCCGTGGCGACACGGAAACCCTTCTTGTGACCATCACTTCTGACGGTACATCTCCTATCGATATAACTGGCAGGACTTATTCTTCCCAGATGCGTACTACGCCTGATATTTCTGCTGTCAGCATCACCGGTACGTGTGCAGTTGTGGATGGGGCTGCTGGACAGTTGACAGCTACTTTTGCTGCGGCGGACACAGCTCTTCTTGATCCTGGTTATTTGTATTGGGATTTGCAGGAGAATGCTTCTGGTGTGATCACAACAATTTTGTCCGGGACTGTTTCGGTTCTTGCTGACGTGACAAGGTAGTTATGGCTACTACAGAAATTACTATTACGCGGGCAAATGAAACCATCGGGTTGATTGCTTCGGATACGTTAATTGTTGTTGGTTCTTCTTCTGCCGGCCCTCAAGGACCTACCGGAGCGACTGGTCCTCAGGGTATTCAAGGTATTCAGGGTGTTACTGGTCCGACTGGAGCTACTGGCCCTCAGGGCATTCAAGGCGTTACTGGACCTACTGGTCCAACAGGTGCGCAAGGTGTAACGGGTCCTACTGGTCCTACAGGCCCTCAGGGCATTCAAGGGGTGACCGGCCCTACAGGTCCTACAGGTGCGCAAGGTATTCAGGGTGTTACTGGACCTACAGGACCGACTGGTCCGACAGGTGCCGCTAGTACCGTTACAGGACCAACTGGTGCAACTGGTGCCGCTTCAACTGTAACTGGACCTACGGGACCTACTGGTCCTACAGGTGCGCAAGGCAACCAAGGTGATATCGGTCCAACAGGATCGCAAGGTCCTACAGGTGCGCAAGGTATCCAAGGCATCATTGGTAACACAGGCCCTACAGGTCCTACAGGTGCGCAAGGTGTAACAGGACCAACAGGTGCTACAGGTGCAGCGTCCACTGTTACAGGTCCTACGGGAGCTACAGGTATCCAAGGTGTTACTGGTCCTACGGGTGCAGCATCAACTGTTACTGGTCCTACTGGCCCGACAGGTCCACAAGGACAGTCGTCAAGTTTCTATGACTACAGAATTGACACAGGCACCACAACCGGCAACCCAGGTACTGCTAGAATTGCGTATAACAACGCAACCCAAATATCTGCAACACAGTTGCAAATCAACCACATTGATGTTGATGGTTACGACATTGATTTGTTCCTTGGATTACTTAAACCGAACGATACTGTTTACATTCAAGACGCCAATAACTCTCTTAACTTCCAAAAGTTTATTGTCACTGGAACCATCACAGACCATATAAATTCTTGGATTGATGTCCCCGTTACCTACTCAACAAGTGGCGGTACAGGCACAACAAACTTTGCCAACAACCACAACGTTCTTTTTGTTATCGCCAACATTGGACCGACTGGCCCAACAGGTGCGACAGGTCCAACAGGTGCGGCTTCTACCGTGACGGGACCTACAGGTCCTACCGGTGCTGCTGGTACGAACGGGATTATTGGTGTTGATGGAGCTACAGGTCCTACTGGACCAACAGGTCCTACTGGTGCCAACGGTGCAACTGGTCCGACTGGCGCGCAAGGTCCGACTGGCGCGCAAGGTATTCAGGGTAACAACGGCCCTACTGGCCCTACCGGGGCTACTGGTGCAGCTTCGACTGTGACAGGACCGACTGGTGCTACAGGACCAACAGGTCCGACTGGACCGTCCGCCCCAACGCAAACAACAAGTAATCTAATGACTTACACAATGATGAACATGGAGTTCTAATGGCTAGTGGTGATGTATTCCCTAAAAGACTTGGCGGTCCTACACAGGTTTCTGTGTCTGGTACCCCAACCACGTTGTTTACTGTCCCTGCGGGTCAACAGTACACAATTAAACAAATTATTATTTGCAACACTGACAGTACTGACAGGACTATAACTGTTGGTATTGGTGGCGTTACGGCTGCTTTGTCATCTCTTTTTCTTTTGCCTATTGCTGGCAACGATACGATTGTTGTGGACACTGGTTTGGTGTTGGAAGCGACTGAAACACTCCAAGGTTGTAGTGACACAGCTTCTAAGGTGACTGTCACGGTTACAGGTTGGGATCGCACTATCTAATGGGTTTATCTTCTGCTTTGGGTGGTGCTGGTGCTGTTCCTGTTGGTGTTGTAAACCCGTTTGCTGGTGCAACTGCACCTAGCGGTTGGTTGCTGTGCTATGGGCAGGCTGTGTCCCGTACGCAGTATCCTGTTTTGTTTACAACTCTTAGCACCACTTATGGTGTTGGTGATGGTTCTACAACTTTCAACATTCCCGATATGCGTGGTCGTGTTGTAGCAGGCGAAGATGACATGGGTGGTACGGCTGCCAACCGAATTACAAGTGGCGTATCAGGTATCACAGGTACAACTCTTGGTGCTACTGGTTGTAACGAAACCATGCACGCTCACTCCCATGCTAATACGGTAACAAACAATGCTGTAACAACTTCTGGGGTGGGAAACCATACACACAATACGCCGTATCCTATTGGTTGGGGTGGTAGTGGTTATGGTAGTGCTTTTAGCAGTTCAGTTTCACCTGACTACTCTACTACTTCTGGCAATGGAGCGCACGACCATACTGTTACCAGTAATGTAACTATTACTAACGCAACTTTTCCTGCTACTGCTGGTGGTTCGTCACAAAATGTTCAGCCAACTATTGTTTTGAACTACATCATTAAGTTCTAAGCCTCAGCAGAAGGGAACTACATGAAAATTGCTGTATACACAATTGCTCTCAACGAGGAACAACATGTCCAACAATGGGCTGACTCCTGCGTAGATGCTGACTATCGCCTCATCCTAGACACAGGCTCAAC